CCAATAAGTATCAGTAATATCTTTACGAATACCCTGATACTGGATACTTCGTTCAATCGCATTTAAATAAATGTCTGTATTTTTAGTTGCTATGCTCATTTTAAAATGCTTTTATTAAATATTTAGCACGATGGTATCTAGTAATCAATGCCATGTTCTCTTGTGGTCGTGCCGATACAGAAACTGATATTGGTGTTGAAGATGACAATGCAAATGTACCATCTTCAAATCTAATGTTAGATTCTTTTGCACTTACAGTTTTCCTTATCAAATTAACACCTGTGTCAGGACCACATGCACCTTCATTTCCAGGTAAGTATGCATTTATAGATGGTATGAATACATTAGCAGTGACTTCACCATATTCTATACCAAATTGACCAAATCCCCAATTATCTTCAGAACCAGTACTATTATCACCAGCATTAGATGGTCTTGATTGTTTAACTAGAAGATATACCCCATTTCTTCTTGCAGGATTATTCTCATCAAGAGTAACTTCAGAAGTAAACCAAGCACCATTTGCACCATCTGAGGGTGTTGCTATCTGTTGAATATCCTGATAAGTATCACTATCAGCAGCAGTATTAAACTTCAACTCTAATGGTTCTTCTGGTGGTTGTCCACCATTATTACCAGTACCTTTAATAATATTAAATATCAACTTATCAGCAGAAGATAAATCTAATGGTCCTATTCTTAGGAATCTATCACCATCACCATAGAATCTAAAGTAATTATTTGTTGGATGACCAGTTGGTACAGTTGAATGACTTGGTAATGCAGTAAATGTACCTGTAGCAGGAGTAATCATTTTAATACCTTCACTTGCACTATGCCACACATCAGCTTTCGTTGCTGTTGATCCAGTATCTGCATCTGACCAATCTTCATTTGCAGTGCCAAATCCAGGAACATCATATACACGACCTGCTGGTGATGTATAACCAAGTATTTGTCTTCCTCCTTCTATTACTGGAAATGCAGCAACTCTAACATAACCATCTGTACCATCACCAGCAGCAGTTGGTGCAGCACCAGGACCAGCAGCACCTCTTGATCCAACACCAACAGTAACTGAACTTTGAATATCATCACCTGTAATAGTAAAATCTATTCTTGCACCTGATCCACCGCCACCACCACTATTATTGACTTGACTTCCTTCATAAAAAACTTTAAATCTTATCCATCCATCACCATCACCACCTTCAGCATCATTTGTTGGTATGCTACCTTGATTTAAGTATGTTAAAGAAGCAGCACTTCTTCCAGCTTTTCCACCATCACCAGATCCAGTGTTTACGTGACCTGCACCTGCCTGTCCTCCAGCACCACCATCACCAGAAGAACCTGTTCCGAAGCCACCGCCTCCTCCTCCTCCGCCACCTGCGGTACAACCTGAGGAACCACCATTTTGAGCACCGTTAAACGTACCTGGTGCAATAGCAGCTTGTATAAAGACTGAATTATCATTTGGTAAACCATCACCACCATTCCAACAAGCATCAATAATACTACCACCATTATTACCACCACCAGCAGCACCAGCACCTCCACCGCCACCAGCTCCCATAATCCATGTTCCAGAAGCAGTTTGTAATCCTGAGGATCCACCACCACCAGCACCAGAAGAACCATTACCCCATGCACCTGATCCTCCACCACCACCATTAGTTACACCCTGTCCACCACTTGTTCCTGATTCACCATTTGTGCCATCATTATCGTTTTTACCATCACCACCTTTCTTTCCTAAAGTCCATGTAAAACTATTAATAAACTGTGGTGCTGGATAATCACTATCAACTGTACCAGTTTTAGCAAACATCTTTCTACCTTTACCACGATCACCACCATAACCATCTTGTCCAGATCCAACACCAGTAGTAATTCTATTAACTCCTGGTGTACCGCCATTCAAAACTGTAGGACAATTACCTTTTAAATTCTTTGCTCCATGACCACCAGCACCACCAGTCATTTCAATTTCAATATATGAAATAGATGATCCTTGAGGTATTCTAGGATCTGCTGCTGCATTATAACTTCCATTAGTAGATGTTGGTGCTCCACCTGCATCGGGATACCAGAAATTGTCTGAACCAGGAGTTGTTGTATAAGATCCAAGTCCACCACCACCCATAGCAACTCCATCTCCTGCTGGTGCGTACCACCCCATTCCTCCAGCAGATGTTTGTTCATTAGCAACACCACCTGTAGTACCTGCCTCACCTGAACTATTTGTATTAAAGGTTATGCGATCATCATTTAATAATGCAGAGGGATTTCCATCACTAGCAGTAATAGTAACAACTCCACCAGCACCACCTGATCCACCATTACCTCCTTGTGTTCCTCCTCTACCACCTTGAAGTGTAATTGTATAGTCAACACTATTTCCACCAACAGGTAATGAGAATGTAGCAGTAACATTTCCACCATCACCACCATCAGCATCTGATGATGCACCTCCACCGCCTGGTGCAACCATCTGATAACTATACAATGCTACACTATCAGATGCTGAAATACCCTTTGAAAAACTATTACTTCCCTTTTCTTCCCATATTGCATCACCATACTGATCAGGATCAGTGGAATATATTGGTTTACCACCTATCACAGTTGGTAAGTTGTCAATAGACCAAACATTAGGGTCAGGTGTAGTAGTTTGTTCTTCATAATATCCTGCTGCTTTCTTAAGAGTAATATCACCACCAGCAGCAGTATTATTAGCAGGAGCTCCACCAGCAGGAACATACTTAAATGAATTGGTAGTATAACCATCAGTTAATACTTGATGATCTCCATTGTATTTTGCTGGTTCGCCAACTGTACCTGATCCTCTAACACTTATCCAATCACCAACTACTAATCCATGATCATCAATAGTAACTACACTAACTTCAGTACCATCACTTGTAATAGTATTAATCGCTATAGCTGGTGGTTCTGTAATCTTATACTTGTAACAACCACTGCCAGTTTGTTTAACTTCTATCTCAGATCCACCAAATAATGTAAGTTTGAGATCATAAAGACGACAATATCCATCACCAGTACCACTAAGAGGATTACCACTTGTTACAAAATACAAATTATTTAATGTAACAGCACTACCATCAGGTTTAACAGTTACAGTTTGTCTAGATCCAGTTGCTGTTGTACCAGTTATTAAATTACCTCCATTATACCCAACATCACCTTCTCCATCATATCCAACTACAATCTTAACAACATTAGCAATAGGAGTTCCAAATGTTAATTTACTCCACTTAGTATCAGTGGTAGTTAACTCATAGAAATCACCTGCTACTCCATCAAATGCATTTATCATTGGATAATACTCATCTAATGGTGCTTTAGTTGCATCATCCTGATCACTATAAACAGGTAAACCACTATTGCCAAAATCATCTTTCAATGATCCACCAGAATATTCTTCTACTCTATCACCAATACCAACACTATTACCATAAGTTGTCATGGCAGAACTAACTGGTCTAGTATCCATCAACGCATGAGAGTGACCAAGAGCAGTGCCGTCAGATGTATCTGGTTCAAAGTCATTGATACGACCTTTAATATCAGTATAAGTTGTGGTAAATCTATCTACACCACCTGTATTACCTTGATACGTTTCATCTGCTTGACTGTGTAATATATAATGTTCATGTTCTGGTGGTCTATTGAAGATATATTCTTCTATAGGACCAATTTTAAATTTCTTCTCACCAGTCAAATATGATGTAATTAATGTCTGAACACCAGCATAACCACTAGTAGAAACATCACTAATATCAAAAAATTCCTGTGCATCATCAATAACATCTTTTGATATTACCCATTCACCTCCAATACCTGCCATGTCAGCTGAAGATCTTGATCCAACTAAAGGTGATCCAGATCCAGAAACACCTTCACCCATACCAATTAGTTTTCTATCTCTATAATCTGGTACTTTAAACTTGCCTAATAATTGTGGATAATCTGCACTATTATATGTCTTTCTTATTCTAACCTTTGGATGTCCTGAAATTGTACCAGCAGTATTAGTATATGATGGAAGAGTAGTCCAATCAATATTCCACTGTGTAGTATTAAAACCTCCACTACTTCCTTGTGATATTAAACTATCAACAAAATGAGGGGAATCTTGTAATGGTTCATCTTCACCATCAATCATTTTAAAAGATCCATCAATTCTTATAGAAGAGAATCCTGCATCTCCAGCAGCATTAGAATAATTCTCAAATTCTATCTTATGAATTGATCCTTGAGGTACTGATCCATCATTATTAGCAGTCTTTTCATCTATAACTGTCCAACCTGCACCATGATTTACCCAAGGTAATTGAGTACTAGATGTAGGCCAAATTCTTGACCTAGTATTACCAGTACCAGATGGATCATATATTTCTACTTTATGATTATATTCAACAGTAGTATCTGGTGTCCATGTTAATCCACCTGTTCCAATTGCTCTTCCTGTTAATTCATCCTCATCAAATCCACCTGCTCCTTGCTGTATTGTACCAGGTGATGTAAGATAGTTACTCCAAGTTCTTGGACCATTATTAGATGTTGGTGCTAATACTACTCCAGTAGAACCAGCAGTAAAATCCAATGATTCAATTAATTCCTGACCATTACTTAAATGAGCTATAACATTAAATCTATAAAGATTTTTAGTATTATTATCTGGTTGTGGTCCACTATAACCATTATCCCTAACCCAATCAGGTTGACTACCTACTGGAAATGGTCGTGGCACTGCATTTCTATCTACAGTATTCTTTAAAATAGTTGCACCAGTTGGTAGTGTAGCATTAGCACCAAATGATGTAGTAGAAGCAGGAATATTTTTCACATGCCAATGTATTCTATTGGTACGTGACATATTTTGTAAATACACTTCCCATGTATCTACACTGACACCATCAGGAAGTCCAGTTAAATTATTCCATGATAATGCAGGACTCCAATTCTCAGCATCACTAAACTGATTATATCCTGTAGGATTTGGATTTGTTACCCCAGTATTAGGATCAGGTTGTAAAGAAGCTGGATCAAACTCAGGAACAGTACCATAATGTTTGATAGGAAGAATTGGATATGGATCTTGAGTTTGAATTAAACTACTAGATGAAATATTCCAAGTAAGGTCTACAGTGCTAGTAGCAGTACCAATGAGAAATCTATGTACTGTCGTGTCTTTACCAGCAGTCTTTTTATCTTGGTATAATGAAGCATATTCTAAAACTACTGGAGTATCTGCTGTAAATTGTCCACCACTAGGAAAATCACCTAAACCACCAACAAATGTTACTGCTGCTCCATTAGGTACAACACGTGTTTTAAATACATTACCACCAATACTATCTACTTTTTGATATAGTTCTGCATACAAATTACCATCATCAACAAATGTCCTATAAATTGAACCAGGAGTAGTTGCTTGAGTGAATACTATAGAATTATTATTAACAGGATTAGTCAGACTATTAACATCTGTTGAATTATTATAAGTATTCTGGATTTTATCATATAAATTTGGATACGAAGTTATGTCATACTCTCCTCCATCACAATATAAAAATCCCTTTTGACAATAGTGGGGATCTTGAATTGATTGATTTGGTGGGGCAGTGTAACCTGTCTCAGTTTTATCTGTAGTCCACTGATTAGCAAGTACAGGAACAATAGCTCCTATGGCGACATATGAACCCTGCTTATCAGTATAAAAATTCTCGTACGTATTTCTATATGTTGCCATTAGATCTTAATCAGGTACTCAGTTATAATGTATGGTTGTATATATTTATCTGCTTTAGGAGATGTGTTTGTTGTAAAACTAACCTTAGAAACTAATCCACTATCAGCTCTAGCAGTAGCAGCTCTAGTTACCATTTTATATGTATGTGGATCATCATCAGGATTTAAATCAATTCTATGTCTATGCTCACCTGAATTACCTTGTCTTCCTGTTGCTGTTGTCATGTTAGCAACAGCAGTAATTCCATCTGGATATGCAGAATCAACACCACGACCTACAGGAACATTTATATTACCTTGAAGATCTGTTTCCAATACCTTTGATCCGTCTTGAGGGTTTTTTTGGTTATGACCATTATAACCACCAAAACATATCCCAAGTACAGTGGCACAATCACATTCCATAGTCCAAGTAGGTGAGTATCCAATACCACCATTGCCAGTCAAACTTGTACCATTTCCACGAGCACCAGTACCAAAATAAGTAGTAACCATTTCATAGAGGTTACTTCTGTTACAATCTCCAGGATCTCCAAATATGTTATTTCGTATATTCCATGCTCCAGCACCAGGATCTTGTGCTCCTCCAGTTGCAGTGTTCTCATTCACCATATTAGGACATGTTACTTCATCAGGCCATAAACAATATCCTTGACTACTAAAATTTTGACAACCAGTAAAACATGCTCCCCACATAGTAACTGTAGTAGGACCAATCTGTGTTTGTTGAGGATATCCACCAAAGTCGTTATCACCTGTAAACTTCCAATAACACAAATCTTGTCTGGTATTTTCCCACCAACGACAGACATTAAGGGTAGTGTTTGATCTTACTGAGTTTCTTTGTCTAGCACTAAAAAAGGAACCACCAGCATCCTTCTGCCTTGATCTCAATGTTTCTGACTGATGCATATGTGGTTGAAATGCACTCTCAGGAACTTCAGCAGTAAATGTATAAGATCCTGTTTCTAAAGTAAATCTTGGTTCACCTCTAAGTGGTGTTGTTTGTGGTGGGATATAAAAAGAACCAGTATAATTGATAGTATATGGACTCTCAATATTTGCGATAACATCAAGACCAACACCTGCTTTTTCTATTGCATTATTACCATCATCAAGTACTTCCAAATCATTATAGTCTCCTATGTTTGCAGAAGTAGTTGCTCTAATATGTTTACTTCTCAAATCAGGTATTTGAATTTGTAAATCAGTTAAAGGTTGACCTTCTTTTTGATACTTACAACTAGATCCAGTTCCTAATACAATAGCAAGCATAGGATAATCAGCAGCAGCTAATACACTGCCATCACATCTGATATAACCTGCTGGTAATATTTTCTTGTTAATGACACTAACTGGATCCTCAGTATCTGTTACTTCAACAGGAAAAGTTATAATACTTCCAGTCAAAGAACCATGACTTCCTTTTAATTCGTTATAATATACTGCCATTAAAATGCCCTCATGATATACATCATCGTAAGTGATGGTGTATTTGGATTCACAGCAACAGTCAATGCAGTTTCTTGAGTAACTGGATTAGTAGTTCCAGTAGAAACATTATTAACAAGTATAGTTGATGGTATTGATAAACCACTTCCCATACTTACTTCCATTGCATCATGATTATGAGATCTTAAATTACCAGCCCACCTTTCTCCTGGATGATTGAGTGTAGTAGAGAATGTTTTTCCTCCTACTGGTGGAACATTCGTATTAACTGGTTGTGATCCAGAATATACCATATCATCAATATATGACATTGGCATTTGTGATCCTCTATGGGTACGATTAATATCAGGAGAAGCGTAATAATTTCTACGACCCTGATAATTTCCTGGTGGTGGAAATGCACCAGTATGAGCATCTGATGCTACTGCTGATACCCCACTATAATCATCTTCATAAGCATATTCTATGCTATTATAAGCTTCAATTGTCCTTGTTGTAGCTGGTGTACCAGGATATACATCAACATCTGGCATCTTCTTCTTTGTATCTATGTCACCATCACCATCAGTATCCGAACCGATATTCCATTGTCTATTAGTTAATACCATAGATGTACCACCATCCTCTTGGTCATACCAAGTAAATTGTCCGTAACCTGGAGTCCATTGTTGAGCAGGAAGAGTTTCACTTCTTTGACTTGATGGTTGAATAGTACTTGTCTGCGTTGGACTATTAGCTCTTACTGCTTTTCCTGGAACAAATTCCAAGACTGGACTTGCAGTTGGATAAGCACTCCAAAACTGATCTGTATCAGCATCACTAGCAGGTCTATGAGTATGTCTTGGAGTGTGATCAATACCTAATTTTCTAGGTATAACATATGCTGTGGTAAAATATATTGGTGGTTCCATAACAGCACCAGTTATTCTACCAGCAAGATCACTTGATGATTCTACTTCAAATACTAGATCAATATTACTCTTTACTTCTGTTTTTGCTTGTGTTCCACTAGATCCATTAGGACTAAGAAACTCTCCAATATCTTGTAAATTATTATATCTATGATCTGCTTTAACAGGTGGGTTTGCACTAGGATTACCTACTTCATACGTAGCAGGATCAGAAATTCTACTTTGTTCTAAGTCAACCAAAGGAACTTGATTTAAGTTAGGAAGACTAAATTTATCTACTGGTTTAGATTCATCGTGTCCTTCTCTTCCTGCTGGTGGATTATATGGAAATCCTTTACCACCATTAGATTCAAATATAATACCAATATTCAACCCCACTTGCTCTTGATTATTAGCAGGAAACGGTCCATATAAATTACCTATCACCTTGGCAAGCAAAGGATAATCAGCAGCATTCAAATTTGTTTGTCCTGAATTTAATACTATCCATCCAGGTGGTACACCATCGGTATTATTTGAACCAGAAGCACCAGCATAAGGCATTATTGTACCTACTGGTGCTTGCTGCGTAGCTTTTATACGGTTGTAACTTGCCATCAATTAAACCTCCTTGAGCCACCAACCTGAAACAGAACCACCAACACTATTTCCTAGTGAGTCAGTTCCACCAAGATACACTAGAGTCAGTCCAGCGTTAGGTGTTTGAACAATCATTTCACCTGAAGCATAAGGTGTAGATCCTGCTAGTCCTAATGTAGTACCAGTAGAGTCTCCCTGAACTTTAGTTGCAAGTCCTTGTGCTCTAATAACAAGTGATGTGTTGTAAGTTAAATTACCACCAACATCAATTATATTAACGCAATCACCACTGATAGGATTCTCTGGTAAGTATACAACGAATGTATCACCAGAAGAAACGTTAGCAAAATACTGAACATTCGCTGTTAAGTATTTATCACTCTCATCAGCACCAGTTGCAATGTATCTTGCATGGCGACCACCAGATTTACCATAGAAGTTTTCAATGCCAAAGGCATCAATTGACATATCATGGTTAATGTTATATGTGTTAGCACCATTAATTCCTAATCTATTAATACTAAACTTAGCATTAGCAGCAGGACTTTCTGCAACATCACCTAGAATTGTTAGACTAGATCCAGCACTAACGTTTCTACCTGAATCAACAGAGAATGCTTCTTCACAATTACTGGTTATACTCTCTGGACATGAGATTGGATATATTGTAAGAATACCTCTACCAACAATACCAGCGTTGAATGTGATGCTACCAGCGTGGTCGGCATGACCATCATCATTTGCTATTCCGAGTATGGTAGTGCTTTTTACAGAATCATATATTTTAACATCACCACCGATCAGTTCAAGGTTCTTATTAACCTTTAATGTACCAGTATTACCTCCACCAACTTGTCCAAGAGTTGCATACTCATTCATTGTAGTGGTATGATGAGTTCCCTCCATCAATCCAGTTGCAATGAAATACTGATCATCAATATTATTGATTGCTCTAGTATCATGAAGTCTGATAAACTGTAAGTAATCAAACTTAATTTGAGTAATATAACCCTTATCAAGAATGAATGAAGCATAGTCAATAGAAACACCACTTACTGATCTCTGTCTGAGAGCAGCATCTACTAGTTGAGATGAATCCTCATACTTAAGGAATCTAATAACCAAAGCACCATTGATATCAGTAATATCAGTACCTGCCTGATAATCAGTAAATGATCTAGCAACAGTTCCTTCTTGTGCAGGAGTACATCTAAGAGTCTTAGAACCTACGTCTATAGATTCAATTTTCATGAACTCCCACTTAGGAGCATCAGTTCCACTAGGAGCATTCCATCCAGTTTCAGATCCACCTAAAGCATCAATGTCACCTTTCTTACCAACAAGAACTAGATCACCAACCTCAAATGCACCATCACTAATACCTAAACTATCAACTGTTAAGTATGCAGATCCAGGAACAGTACCTGTTACTGCTACAGAAGTTAGGAATGTTTTTGGTCCACCAGAGTTTGCATTTTTTGGATCCATCCAGTAAGAATAAACTCTTAGATGTTCCTCAATACTACCAATAGCGGTAATAGTATCAGCAGCAGATTGTGGACTAGGCGTTACTCTCTCAACATCCAATCTCTTGCGTTGGTTACCAACTTGAAGAGTACCTGAACATGTATCAAGGTGAAGAGCACTTCTACCATTACCATCAGTAATGTGGAACTCTTCATTTCTTACAGCTCTAAATCCTACACCAGTAACATTAGAATTGAATATGATAAATTCACTAACTTTAATCTGAGTATCATCAATTTCAATAATCTTAGTATCTGGAACTAACTTAACTGGTAGTCCTTCACTAGAAGCACTAAGTTTAATTACATCACCAAGTTTAAGTAATGCTACATCAGCAGCATTAATGTTAGTGATATACTTACCACCATTTGATGTGGTAAGAGAACCAAGGAATGTTTCTCTACCATTAGCATCAAATACTGTCTTAGTGCTTTCACAACCACCATTAATACTAATGGAATTTTCAATGGTTAACTTACCACCAATGTAAGTATCACCAGTTACAGAGTTAACAACAAATACATCCGTATCTGGATCACCACAATCGGATACTCTCAACTTCTGATCTATTCTAGTACCTAGAACATCAACCTTGATAACCTCACCGTATGATGGGTTGGATGGGTCACGACCAATAATGACATAATCATCTGTTGTTAGATTTCCACCAAACTCTGCAAGGTCCACATTATCTTGTGGTCC